CTGCCGCGCTCCCTCTTAGGAGGTTAGACTGGTGCCATCACTGATCAGTGGTGGTCCGCAAAGACCTGCAGCGGAGCCGCATCTCCCAGAGCTAATGGCTCTGAGTGGTGCTCTCGACGCCGTAACAGGACCCGTGGGGCCGAGGGCCCATACGGGCCGAGGGTCATCCTAGGACCTGCTAATGCAGAGATAGAGTCCCAAGGGACCTCAAAGAATGAGGTAGACTTGGAACGGACCAGTGTCCATGTGGGCTCTAATTTGGCCGCTTCTTTAGAAGCGTGTCGAATTAAAAAGTCCATATAATACTGGAAAGGGAGATTACGGGGCGGAAGATCCGCATCGTAATCTACCTTAGACCATCGCTCAGCTCGGGACGCTATGTCCCCGAGCTGCTTCCCCGAAAGGAGGGTATGAGCGGAAGGCGGGATGTAGAGCTTCTTTTGACGCTCTACCTTGGCTTTCCATTGCTCATGTGTACCCCCCCCCCGGAGGAAGAACCAGGGTGGTTGATTGGGGTCAAGCTCGGGGTTTCCCTCGGCTTGGTACGCTTTGTTTTGAGCGACCCCTGCGAACTCCCTTTCGGACCCAATCCCCGCACCACCGGTCGTATCAACACCAGTGGAGGGGCGGTAAGAAGGGCGCAAGAGCTCACGTGACCATGGGGTTTCCCCCATGGCGCGACGGGCCTGTTCGCGTGTCCAATGGGCAGCCCTACGGACCATCCCGCCCGAAAATCGGGATGGGATTTCTCGGAGTCCTGGAAAGGATAAACCCCCCATTTGAGGAGGGTACCCAACCGGGGCGCCGAGCTTCCATAGAGCCTTTACCAGAGGATAAAACGTAGAGTGGAAAGCAAGTTTCTTTTGAACTCGCTGTCCAGCTCCATGTTTCCTACAAATTTCCGAGATGGAAGTCCCGACATTCATGTAGTTCGATTGTCGAACTCCATGGATGTCGAGACTTGGACCAAAGGGGACAACCCCGATTGGAACTCCATCCCGCAAATGGACTTCGGTGTAGATGGAATATCTACTATCAACGAAGTCCTTGGTCTTGGAAACGCGACCTCCTATGCTCTCGAGAGCCTGGGTGTGTCGGTCGGAATGGTCCTTGGACATATAGGCGATACAATCATCACCAGTAGTGTCAATGGACCTCCAAGTAATTGGTAACTTCCGACTGAGTGTTTCAGTCAAGACGGTCCCCGAAGTAGAATCGTACCAAGACCTTGGTACAATCTTATTCGGCATGCCGGGCTTCTTGTTCCCTAGAGGAGCAACTTTTCTCCTTATCGTGACGAGAGGACCTTTGTAGGTCGACTCGTAGGAGTAGAGTGTCACAAGAGGCAAAAGGGGCCATGACGTAGGGGTGCCCATAAACTGGCACCTACGAGTAATACGCCCTTTTGGATATCGTAAGATATCCCAA